CATAAACCAGAATAAAAAGGATTGTCGAGGAGTTGCCGAACTTCAAGTAGGCGATAAAACTTATACGATTGAGAGATCCTCTGAAAAATATGTGAAGAAGCTTAAGGGTACCGTAACCAATGAGGCTAGGACAAACTTAGATTTTTCAGGCATTGACCCGGACGTAGGGACGCCCACAAGTCTTAATGGGCTAAGTCGAGTAGAAACTGACGCCCATATCCGCAAGCGCTTTGGGACAGTTGAGGATTTCTTACTAACGTCCATGTCTAGCCAGCTTGATAATTTATCGTTCATTAAGGAAGGCTCGACACGTCGGAAAGAAATTCTTGCTAAGTTCTTGGATTTAGATATTTTTGAGAGGAAGTTTAAGGCGGCTCACGAAGATTCCTCTGACTTAAAAGGTGTTCTACGACGTCTTGGGGATGCGGACTATGATAAAGATATTGCAATTGCCGAACTTCACCAGACGGAGGCACAAAAAGAACTGGATGTGGAAATTGCCACCTCGGAACATTTAAGACAAGAGTTGCTGGAGGTAGAAAACGAATATATATCTTTAACTGATCAAATTGATTCTATTCCTGCGGAGCGTTTGGACATTAAGGCTTTGTTAGAAACTCGAGCCTCACTGGAAGATCGAATCGAAAGCACAAATGTTAATATTGTGGAGCTAAAGCAAGAAAATGTTGAATATGAAAAAGAACTCAAGGAATATGATGATTTTCTAACTGCGATAGATATTGAAGAACTGTTGGAGCAAAAAAAGGAATATGACGATTTTAAACAATTATATGATAATACTGTAAATCGTGCGCGCCTGCTGGACAATGACTATAAATCTATGTTTAAGAAAATAGAGTTGCTAGATGAAGTACCCTGCGGTAAACAATTTCCGCAATGTTCATTCCTTAAGGACGCCCACCAGGCGGCTATCGAGATTCCCTCACTAGAGGTTGAAATTGTTAGCAAGATAGAAAAAGCAAAAGAGTACAAGACTAAAGTTGTCTCAGTTAACTCATCAGAGATGATAGGACTGATTGACAAATATAATAACACTATTATAAAAAAGAACAATCTTGAGATTGAAAAGCGAGATAATAAGGTCTCTATTGAGAAACTTTATTCCAAGATTAAAAGCCATAGGAATAACTTTTCCGAGATAAATAAGAAGATAGATTTGTTTGAGGAAAAAAAAGAATTAATTCAAAATATTGAAAATTTACTAACGCTTCGAAATCAAGTTCAAAAGAGAGTTGACTCTATTAAAGGCTCCGCTGTGGAACATGAAGAGTCCATCAACCAGTATCATCGGTCCATTGGGTCCCTCGAACAAAAGGTTGAGTCGCTAAAAGAAAGAAAAGTAGAACTTTTAAATATTCGTGAGGAATATGCGGCCTATGATTTATTCATGCGTTGTATGCACTCTAACGGGATTGCTTACGATATTATCAAAAAACGACTACCAGTAATTAACGAAGAGGTTGCAAAAGTTATTTCTAATATTGTTGACTTTGAAGTCTTTTTCCAAGAGGACGGACGTAAACTCGATATTCTTATTAAGCACCCCACACACGAGCCGCGGCCAATTGAAATGGGCTCGGGCGCCGAAAAGACGGTGGCCGCCATGGCGATACGTCTTGCTCTTTTATCGGTGTCGTCGATGCCCAAAGGTAATATCTTTATTCTCGACGAACCTGGCACAGCTCTAGATGCAGACAACATGGAGGGATTTATTAGAATCCTTCAATTGATCAAGATGTATTTTAAGACAGTCATTCTTATATCTCACGTGGATTCTTTAAAGGACATCGTTGACGTGGAGATAACTATTGATAAGTCTAGCGGCTACGCACACGTCAACCAATAAATTTAAAAAGTTGTTTAGACATACTTCTACGCTTCATCTAATTATATAAAGGAGTTTAGTATAATGAGACATATAATAGACAAGAGCCTAAACAAGCTCGTCTCTCGTAAATTATTAGCATGGACCACAGCGACGGGTCTTTTGTTGTTTGCGGACTTAGCATCCAGCGATTGGGTGACTATCACTTGTGTCTATATCGGAGGCCAAACCGTTGTGGATACTGTCGCGCGCCTGAGGGGTGTTAAATAGTGACGTGGTTAAAAGCTAAATTAGTAGCCAAGAAAATTTATCTTTATGCCAAAAAGTTTTGGTGGGTTACGATAATGGTGTTGGGTCTCCTCGCTGCGTTTCTACTTTATTTATTAACCAGGAACGGAGCCTATATCGCTTCGCTTCTGGACCTATCGGAGATTAAACGCGACGCACACGACGCGGAGATGGAGACTCTTAGTCATATTCACAATACAGAAATATCTGAAAAGAATGAGAGACTAAAAGAGCACCTGAAGCGAATGGGAGAACTGGAAGAGGAATTTGCCAAAAGAGGCGAAACTCTTGACAAGGAAAAAAAAGCAGAGCTTAAAAAACTGGTTGAAGAAAGCTATAATGATCCTGAAAAGTTATCCAAAGAGATAGCAAAAGCTTTTGGACTAGAATATGGTTAAGAAAATATTATCACTTTATTTAATTTCATTTTTGATTTGTCCGGCAATTGTTGTTGCCGAAGAAGTTAGTGAGTTAACGCCCGAATATGATATTATAGCACTCGAAGCGGGGGACCCCGCCCCCTTTGATGGAATTTTATTATCTTTTGATGCTGCAGCCAAAATCGTTATTGAAAAGAAATTTGAAGATACAGAATGTGATCTGAGGATTGAATATGAGCTTAAGATACAAGAAGAAAGATTTCAGCTTCAATTAGATTATAAAGATATCGAAGTTACATCGTGGAAAGATAAATATGAATCGATGATGATTTTGAAAACATCTGAGAACGATAGATTGCAGGAGTTAATTTTAAAACAGAATCCGAATTCAGAACCTTGGATGGTTGCTCTGGGGTTCGGGATTGGAACACTTGCTTCGTTGGGAATCTTTGCATTGTCAACGGAGATTGTTAAGTGAGTATACCCGAGGCAGGAACTCGAAGCCGCCCTTTATAATGGAAGCAATTGCTGTCGCATCTAATGCCCAGATTATGTCATGACCAACAAGGACCCTAACTATATCCCCAAATTAGAAAAAGCAATTGCTCAAAAGTACGGGGAAGAAACAATTAATAATCCTCGCAGATTTTGGGACGAGAACAAAGAAAAAAATTACATCACTCAGTCCCTAGAGGAGCAACGTAAATTTTCCAAACTAGCTCAATCCCAAGACAAAGTGGAACAAGACGGATTTTTAATAAACAAAAAACTACTTACTAGAGACCATAATAGGACTTGTCCTGTTTGTGAAAAATATTCTTTTCATCCGCGAGATGATTTGTATATGAATAAGTTCGACGCTTGCTTCGGGTGCTATATACAATATATCGACATGCGGGAAGAAAGATGGGCAACCGGTTGGAGACCGAATAAGGAAGAATAAAATGGCTACAGTATATGAAATCATTCAAGGAATTAACCAGGCCGCGGCCAACGCATATGATGGGGCTCATGATGAGTCTTTACAAACAGACGGCAAAGCGCGCTCGGCCGGCCTGGAAAGAGAAAACGGGCATTATATCCACGACCGTCGTGTGATGGATGGCTTTGGGGTGGTTTTTCACGGACCTATTCTAAGGATAAAATATCAAGCAGAAACAAGAATTAAAGACGTTAAGGATAAAGGTTTTGAGAATGATGTTATTCGACACCTACAGGACATTGTAAAATTTCTTAAAAAAGAATATAAGTCTATTACCGGCGATACGCTCACTCTAACAAAAGAGGGAGACCATCACATTTTAGTTCAGCGCATGTCAAATTATCGGACAGACGTCCAGGCCCACTGTGATTATCGAATTGGTGGCTTAAAAGATGTTGGAGAAGTTGAAGCTGGAAGCGATAAGGAACGTTTAGACAAGGCCTATAAAGACTGGCTATCTCTGGGGCCAAAGAATAAGCGCCCCTCTAATGATACGCGCAAAGGTAAGTAACAAATGTTATGGGAAGTGCGCTCACTAAACAAGAGGTACTAAGAGAGGTCATAAAGGCCGGGAAAGACCCAGTTTATTTTACAATGAACTATTGTCGTATATCTCATCCCCAGAAAGGTCTCATTCCGTTTAAAGCATACGACTATCAGCAGGAGTTACTTAAGGACTTTAACGATTATCGCTTCAATGTTATTCTTAAGGCTCGGCAGCTGGGCATTTCGACAATCACAGCAGCATATATTAGTTGGCTAATGCTTTTCCACCGTGATAAAAATATTCTTGTTGTTGCGACTAAATTACAAACTGCTACAAATCTTGTAAAAAAGGTAAAAGCAATAATTAAACATCTGCCGCCTTGGATGAGAATATCAGAAATTACTATTGACAACAGAACTTCGTTCGAACTTTCGAACGGATCTCAAATTAAAGGCTCTTCAACGTCCGCTGACGCGGGCCGCTCAGAAGCTCTTTCCTTACTAGTTGTTGACGAAGCCGCTCACGTTGAAAAACTAGGAGAGCTATGGACCGCTCTTTACCCTACATTATCAACCGGAGGGCGTTGCATTGCCCTTTCTACTCCAAATGGGGTGGGTAATTGGTTCCACCAAACTTGCGTTGAGGCCGAGAACGGAACAAACGATTTTTATATGACAACTTTATTGTGGGACGAACACCCAGATAGAGATAAAGCTTGGTTTGAAAAAGAGACCAAGAATATGTCTAAGCGACAAGTTGCTCAAGAATTAGAATGCAATTTTAATGTTTCTGGCGAGACGGTCATCCACCCAGACGATCTACAGTGGTATTTGGAGAGAACCTCGGCGCCCCAATACCGAACTGGTTTCGATAGAAATTACTGGATCTGGAAACAACACGAT